CAGATTGCAATTTGAACAGCTCACTTTCAGCATTCTTGTGCCTTGCTTTTTGCGTCCTGGTGTGGTCATCTCTTTGTGAGGGTATTTACCGATCTTTTTTATGATCTTTTTAAGCATTTTAACAAGCTCATCAGACTCCGTTGTCGCCGTCATCTTACCTTCAAGCCCTATTGCTATGGCTACTTTCCGAAACGCTGGGCCATGCCCATTCTCGCAATCGTCAAAGGCATGAATAAGCTCGTGAGCAAGTACCCCCGCAACCCTTACGCTGTCAGACAGTTTAGGGTGGATGAAAATCTCATTGTTCCCATTATTATGGGTGCCGTGACATTCACCGATCCGCTTGCCCTTCCAACCTGTTGATGGAAAACCGCAGGACACTTTCACCTTTTTAAGATCAACATTAAAGCCAGCCCGTTTAAACACTCTGGTTTTTAATTCACGAGCCATGTTGTTCAGCCATTCTTCTCTGGTCGTTTTTTTACTCATTTTTCGCTCCTCTTTTATGAAAATATCTGCGCCAGTGATTGTATTTTAAATTTTTCTTTTCTACTCTTGAAAATCTTTCGCCCCATTCGCTTCTCTGTCTTTTCATAAAGACCTGCATTTCTTCTCTTGTATAAAAATAATTATATCTTAAATCTGATTTTCTTTGAACTCTCCATTCACAGATTTTTTCAAGTTCTTTGGCTGTTTTGACTACGAATGTGTTTGATTGTTTCATAATATCTATAACAAAACTAACAACTATAACAATTAAAGTCAAGTAAAAAATGAATAATATTTAAAAAACATTTCGAAGTAAATTAAAAGCTCAATATGAGCGACTTAACCGCATATAAATCCAAATGGTTTGAATTTTTAGACTACAACCCTCACCCTGGACAGCGCAAAATTCACGAGGCTCTCGAGGATATTAGGTTTGTCGTGGCTTGCTGTGGGAGGCGTTGGGGAAAGTCCATGGCGGCGGCAAGAGAGGCCGAGGCTTTAGTCTCTCAGCCTAATAAAAACGTATGGATCGTAGCACCAACATATTCCACTTCCGAGCGGATATTCAGGATCGTTTACGACGATTTGATCATTAAACACAACCTGCCAACCCTTAGAAAGTCGCTCAATGATCAGTATATTGAGTTTGAGTGGGGGTCAACCATAGAGGGTAAAAGCGCGGAACATCCCGAAAGTTGCATTGGTGCTGGAAACCATCTTGTGGTTATTGATGAAGCGTCAAAAATGAATCTCAAAAAGATGTTTGAGATGTATTTGCGCCCAACCCTTTCGGATACCAAAGGCAAATGCCTGATGATTTCAACCCCAGAAGGCTATGATGCATTCTATGAATACTTCCTATATGCCAAGAGGGCGGAACAATGGGAATCTTTCAATTCCCCGTCATGGGAGAATCATCATAGCTTTCCGCTGGGGGAAGACGACCCCGACCTATTAGAAGCTAAACAGACGCTCACCAGGGAAGTGTATGACCAGGAATTTAAGGGTGAATTCACGGCCCTCTCTGGTCGCGTGTATAACGACTTTTCAAGGCAGAGCCATGTTGGGGATCATCCCTATAATCCCATGCTCCCCGTCTATTTGAGTTTGGATTTTGGGTATAGAATGCCTGCCTGCGTATTTTTCCAGACGGCGAAGATCGGCAACAGGGGCGACGACCACGTTTTTATTATTGATGAAATTTTACACGAAAAGAACCTGAAAATCTCTAAACTTTGCGAGGCTATACAGGCTAAACAGTATAGAATAGCCCGAGTCTTTGGCGATCCAGCAGGTTATCAAATGCAATCGTCAGTAGGAATGGGCGAGGCTGATTTGTTCAGGCAGATCACGGGTTGGCCCGTTATAAGCAGGAGGGACAAGTACAGCCGATCAGTGCAGTCGGGCATCAGTCACGTGCGCCAATTCATAATGAGCGCAGACGGGAAAATGCGACTGCATATTGATCATAAATGCACGGGGATAGTGGAGGATTTAGAATCTTATCGCTATCCTGAACATAAAGAGGGCAGTAATTTGAAAAATGAGCCATTAAAGGATGGATACCACGACCATGGATGTGATAGTTTGCGTTATGGTCTATGTGGGCGTTATCCCATTAGAAAACAAAAATACAGGGTGGAACAATTATGATTGAAACCGCACAACAACTTATTCAGGAATCCCTAAAGGATCAAAAAAAGCTATACGCGAGGGATCGCAGGGAGGCCATATATAAATTAATGGATTATTATGCTGGGGACAATACTGCCCAATATATAGAGGACAGATTTTCAGCGGATGCGTTCAGGGAGGTTCCCGTGTCGGAATTTAACGTTACCCGTAGGATGATCGACAGGATGAGCCGCATCTATACTTTAGGAGCGACCAGAAACGTTAGCGATCAATACGATAAAATGACCTTTAAAAAACCTCATAAAATGAAACATATGGAAAAAATGACCAGACTCGTGGGAACTATCGCCACGCAAGTGGTGTTTAAACAGGCTCCTCATCCGCATTTCAATTATAATCCAGTGTATTATTTCGATGCGTATTTCGACACCGATCCTTTCACCCCGTATGCCATAACGTACCCCATGGTTCAGAACGTGTACGACGTCAGCGACGTCACCAAATTGTCTTATTGTTACTGGGACGATATGCATTACATCATTTACGATCAAGACGGGAATGCTACGTTCGAACAGGATCACAATTACGGGGTCATGCCCTTTGTGTTCACTCACCGAGAGCATCATTTGAACGAGTTCTTTGTTACGGGGGCTTATGACATTTGCGCCGCCAATGAACAGATAAACATCTTGCTCACCGAGGCGTCTTTGGGGATGAGGTTTCAAATGTTCGGCCAATACGTTATCGAAGGGATGTATGAAGAGGAAAAAATAATGAGAGCGGGTTCGTCGGAGATTATGGTTATTCCAGAGCCTGCGAGAATGGACATTAAATCGCCGAAGGCCAACGTGCGCGACGCTATTGATTTAGTTAAAGCCATTCTTGATTTGACGGCCCAGAACAATCACCTGTGGATCACATTCGCGGAGGATGGAACGTCGGATAGGCCGTCGAGCGGTATCGCATTAAAAATAAAGGACTTAGAACGATTCGAAGATTACCAGGACGACGTGGAATTGTGGGAGATGTACGAACACGAACTATATAGGGTCGAAAAAATCATTGCGGAAGCCAACGGGATCAAATTGCCAGATGAAATGGGTCTGAAATTCCATGAACCCGATTATCCGATAAGCGCACAGGATCAGATTGCCGTAGATACGTTTATGCTTTCCAATAATTTAATAACTCAGAAAGACTTGATGCTTAAATACAACAAGCATCTTACGGAGAAAGAGGCCGAGAAATTGGTTAATGAAAATAAGGAAGTAAATGCCGAAGGAACAGAAGAAGCAGGGCAAGAACGATCAGTATTTAATCGACTACTTACGCAAACTCCAGCGACTTAATGATATAGAGGTTGACATCCCGCAGACCAACATTGATGAGGTTATTAAAAATCCTCGTCAATATGCGCTTGATTTTATTGAACTTGAGTTTGCAAAGACGGTGCCGAAATTCATACAGTCGTATAAAGAAGGGTTTGCGTTTGGCAAAAAGAACAAATAATGCAAAAAAGTCTAAATGACACATTATTTATTGAGCAATCGGAGCCTCCTCAAGCCAAATCAATAAAGATTGAAACCCCACTTGGATCAATAGAAAGCGACAGCGGTAGTCATATAGTTGACGCTGTGACAGTGGTCTGCGTTATTTTTGTTCTATATATGGGGAAAAAAATGATTGATAAATATTTTAGAAAGGATTGAAAAATGGAAGAAATGTTTTCTCTATATGCCGAATATGGAGCGGTAGCAATTATTGTTGGATTGTTCGTGTATCTTATATTGAATTTGATGCAGAGCCAGCGAGGACAGAATGAGAATTTGGACGAGATACAGCAGGCTATAAGCAAAATGGAGGCGGTTTTGGACAATACGATGTCCATCACCATTAAACTTGTGGATCGGTGGAATTCAGAAGCGGCAGACCAGACGCGCCGTCACGAAAAGCTAACGGAAGAATTAAACGACGTTACGGATGTGCTAATGGAAATCAAGGGGGCCATCAGTCGCATAAACGGCAGGGGTTTGTGATGTACGAATACGACGCAAAGCTGGTTAGGGTAGTGGATGGAGATACGGTTGACGCCATGATTGATTTAGGAATGACGGTCTGGATCAAGAAGCGCATCCGTTTTCACGGTGTCGATACCTGGGAGAGCCGCACCAGGAACAAGGAAGAAAAGAAAAAAGGCCTGTTGGCAAAAGCAAGGACTAAGGAGCTGTTGAACGATGACGGTGGAAAATTCAGGGTCAAATCTATGGGCATAGGAAAATATGGCCGCGTATTGGGAGTTTTAAAAGTAGAGAGCCATGAGAAAACCGTGAATCAAACGTTGATCGACGAAGGACATGCATATACATATCACGGTGGGAAGAAAAAGGTTTTTAAGTGATTAAAACCCGTAGAAACTACAGCTTTAAAAAGGCTGGCAATAAACTCGTAGGTATTATTGCCGAAACGCTGACCGCCATGGCGCGCTATCAGAATGAATCAATACAGAGGGGTATAGATACCCAGACGGACATAAAAGGCTCTAAATTCGCCAAATTAAGCACCGCGTCAACCCTTCCCATACGAAACAGGAGAGGTCACGGATTCACGCCATTATCAACTATGAAAATGGGGACTGTTGGGGCATCTGGTCGCGATTTTAGCACATCAAAGTCATTAAGGGCTACAAAAATGGTGCCAGCGACTCGAAGCAGTATGGAATCAAAAGTAATTATGATTAATGAACACGGAATTTATCACAATGAAGGATTCACAACGGGAGGAAAGTCAATGATTCCAGGGAAGAAAGTCCCGAAACGCGAATGGTTCGGGATAACCAAGGAGATGGAAAAAGGCGGGAAACAATATGAAACATTCGTAAGTACGACCTTAATCAACATAACTCAGTCAATTAAAAAATAATGCCATCGATAGATGAATTAATTGCTTTATTTGGCGACGACTTTGACGACGTATTAAGGGGATTGGCCCAGCTTCCTCCTGAGGCAAGGGAACTTCTTGAAGGAACGATGGGCAAAATGCTGTATGATGCAGATATTTTTGATTCAAGGGTTAACAAAGCCGTTCAAACACAGGGGGCGGCTGGAATGTCCTCCGCCGCTATCAGCGCAGGGCTTGCATCGGATATGGCAACGGGTGGCCCCGTATTTGGAGAGATAAGAAACACGATTAAAGGTTCGCTTGTTGAAGGAATAAACCAATCGGGTAGAGCGGGATCATATCAGGCATACGACGCAGACGATAAAACCCTATTTGTCTGGGTGACTGTTGCTGGTCATAAAATTTGTCAGGATTGTAGCCCATTGGGAGGTCAGCGGCAAACGATGAAAGAATGGGAAGATCAAGGGACACCTGGCTCTGGATGGTCTGCTTGCAAAGGAAGCTGTTATTGCATCCTTGACCCCAGCGGTAAAATATCTCCATTGGTGGAAGCAGAAAGGAGCCGATTTGAACTGATTGAGTCCACTAAAGAATTAGAATCTTACTATATGAAAGAATATGGAGTAAAAAAAGAACATGTCTTTTCATATAAAAAATTTATGAAATTAGATTCTTCGACAGCAATGCAAATGAAAAAAAGAGTGGGTGGCAAATTTGCGCCTATTACGAGGGCAGGAATTATTAGAAGAATGAACCAGACAAGACAAAAGTTAAGCGTTAGAAAACAGTCTATTGATATTCATACCGTTAATGGAAAGCTGACAAAAGCCAGAGCAAAAGTCCATGATGATATTGTGAGAAAAATTGTCAATGGTGGCAAGGTTGCAAAAAAGGGGAACCAAGAATTATTAACCACAGGAGGTTACCCAGGATCGGGTAAATCAACAATGTTAAACCAGGCTTTTCCAGGGTGGCGGGATAAATATGTTCATATTGACGCTGATATGGTTAAGGGACTATTAGCAGAAGCAGACGGCGTGCCGTTGAGATGGCGTGCCGCTTTATACCATGTAGAATCAAAGCAGGTAGTCAATCGGATTCGGAGATTAGCTATGCAAGAGAACAGACATATACTCTATGACGCAACAATGAAGAGTACGGAGAAATTTATTAAAAAAATACAAGCCTATAAAGATGCGGGTTATAAAGTCACTGGGGCTTTTGCAGATTTGCCTATAGAGCAAGCAATGGAAAGAGCAATAGCAAGATTTTTTGGTAAGTCGGGAAGGTTCGTTGACCCTATTTATATTTCAACGCATGGCAATCAAAATATAGCCACATTTCATCAATTAATATCTGACGAGTTGTTAGATATATGGACACAGTATAACACAAACGTGCCAAAAGGAATGCCAGCGTTATTTATCGATGGTTATCCTTGATCGCCATCTTTAGGTTCAAACATTATCCCATTATCATTAGGGAATGGTTTGCGATGATCGATAATACTACTTAGGATGTCGTTTGGGATTCTATCGGGAAAAGCGTCACAAGTTAAATCTCCCTTGTGAAGATGCTTGCATAGATTACAAGAAAAACCAGACTTTATGTTTTTCATTTGTATCAAGAAGTCATCGATTAGCTGTTCTTCGATGTCCCAAGTATCCACAATGTCTTTGACAGACATATAGACTCCTTGGTTATTATTAAAATTTACTGCTTGAATTTACTACTTTTTAATTTATTATTTTATTATTAATCCACCCTCTGTTTTCCATTTTTTACATTTATATTTATCCATCAGCACTGTCCATGCCTCATCGTCATGCAATACCGAAACCCGCCCTTTCTTATCTACGGCAATGAATAATCTATGGTATGATTTCCCATCAGCGTCTCTAATGTGAATCATGCGGTGGGTGTGCGGCTTAACAAATGTCTTTGCCAGTTTGCGCCCCCAGGTCAACTTCTTATTACTCGGTTTTCTCTTTTTCATTTTTTACTCCTCTATTTATCAGAAATTAAAATTCCATTAAGATGATCAATCTCATGCTGTATTACTCGGGCATTGAAACCTTCAAAGGATTCCTTGAGCGTTTCGCCTTTGGCATCTTGGTATCTAATGGTTATTTTATTATATCTTTTTACTTGAAATTTTTTATTCGGCAGGGAAAGACATTCTTCCTCTCCTGAATTTTTGATCCAGCTTTTATGGACAATGTCAGCATTGGCGAAGAGTCTCCACTTGCCGTCGATCAGGGCGCAGAATACGCTCTCCTTCATCCTAACCTGATTTCCAGCAAACCCGACAGACCCCTTGCGCTGATGAATAGTCCTTGTAAGCAGTTGAGAAAAGGCCCTTGAGATATTTTTAACGGCAACCAGTTCAGATTTCTTGTGCAGTTTATTTATGTTAGTTACTATTCTCATTCTTTATAAAATACTCCATTCCAAGCGTGGCCTTGCTCCATATAATACCCATCAAAATCTAAAGCATCCCACTCATCGCGTAGTGCATACCCGCAATACTCATTAATGATCTCATAAAAAGGCCCCTCAAAAGTCATGCTGATAGTATCGTCATTAGCATATTCAAAATAATCCGATGCCTTAATGTCTTCGATCACAGTTTTTTTACCGCTTGAGTCATAGTCCCAGCACTTACCGCTAAAATAGATTCTGACATCATAATCAAGATCGTATTTTTTCAAAAACCTTTCAATGGTCTTTGCTACTTTTGTTTTTTTCATATCACTTACCCCCTAAAATAATAATACATATTCAGCAATGTTCTCATCCGCTAATGCTCTTTGTTTTATTTGTCTTTTTAATTTCTTAAAAAAAGAGTTTTTTAATAGATCATCGAAATAATCCGCCAACTGTTTGCTATCTACAATGTTGAAGGTATATCCAACATCAACCAGCGCATCCCTATCCATGTTGTTAATTGAATCGATTATCTCTTGTCTCATCTTATTCACCCCCTACTGCTAATGCTTTCGCATCGTCTAAGTTTACTCGTTTACCTAAATGTTTACCCCACAAGGCACATCCATCAGCATCAAGCTCGATAGAAGAAATATTGACTACATAGTATCCTTTGTAGTTATTATTTTTTCTTGATGTGTAGGATTCCATCTTGGAAATCCGGGCCTTGTAAGTAGGGAATAATGCAATATAATTTCCCGTCGGGGTCTTTTCCCAGGTGTTTTGTTTCATATCACTCACCCCAGTTTTTGTTTTTTTTATATCAATCACATAACAAAGATAACAATTATAACAACAATAAGCAAGGGAAAAAAAGAGTATTATTAAAAAAACATTTCACCCTATATTTAACCCGTGAAAAAAGAGGGAGATAAGCCAGATGGCTGAAGAAACGACAATTACAAATGTTGATGAACAGGATGTTCAGACTACGGAGCCAGAGGGCGACGTGGATTACGAGGCATTGTATCATAAGGAAAAAAAGTATGCCCAATCTATGAGATTGAGAGCGCAGGACGCCGAAGGCAAAAGCGATAAACTTTCGCTGAAATCGGAAGAAGATCGGCAGGCCAAGATGATCGCGGAAGGCAAAAAAGACGAATTAATCCAAGAACAAACAACAAGGATTGCGGAGTATGAAAAAAAACTCGCTAAATTCGGCAAACGCGATGAAGACAAAAAGGCAAAGCTATTAGATCAAATTTTTGAGAATACCCCTGAAGATGATAGAGTGCATTATGAAAAAATGGATTTAACACAACTCGAGCATTTTGTCAATCAGCAACAATCGTCAGACGTTTCCAATCCAGCAGAGGCTGTACAGGGGCGCACAAACGCTAATTACAATCTCGACTCATTTATGGGCGAGAATGATCAATATAAGCGGGATAATTTCGGCGATATTCTGAAGAGCTATGAACGAAAGGCTACGAGTAAAACAAAGGTAAACTAAAATGGCAACTCCATCAGGAACCGTTTTTGATACTGGCGTAACTCAATATTTTATCCCCGAATTATGGGGGGATTTAATCTATAAATATTTTGAGGAACGCTTAGTTTTCAAAAATACAATCGAGGATTATTCCTCACTCGTTCAGGACAAGGGTAAAATTATCCACATTCCTGAAATCGCTAAAATGACGGCATCAAGCCTCACAGACGGAGCCGCAGTTTCTTATGTAGCCCCTGCTGAAACCGAAACACAACTAACCGTTGATAAACATTATTACGCCGCCAAGATGTTCACGGACGTTTTACAGGTTCAAAGTAATTATGACCTCGTAAGTGCTTACGCACAGTCTATGGCATACGCCCTGGCTAAACAGGTGGATAGTGACATTGCGGCCCAGTTGATTACGGTTAATCAGGGCGCAACGCTAACAACAGATGATCAAATCACTGCGGCAGAGTTTGAAGCCGCCATTGCTAATCTTGGCGAAAACGACGTCGACTACACATCGGGAGATGTTTATTTTGTCGTTAATCCGACTCTATATGCTGATATGCTTAACCCTGCTGGCACCTTTGGTGCCTCTTTCGTCAGGGCTGACATCACAGGCTTTAACTCAAGTAATAGCCCAGCCCTTACGGGCGTTGTGGGTCGATTAATGGGAATGCCTGTCCTAATGTCTAATAGCTTGTCTGCTGGAGGGACAAACGTCTCAGGCGTGATTTATCACAAAAGTGCCTGCGCTATAGCAGTACAGCGTGGGGTCGACGTGAAATCGCAGTTTGACATTGACTATCTGGGGACTAAGGTAGTAGCCCATACGTTATATGGGGTCAAGGTGCTTGACGACTCTGACAACAAACGTGGATATAAGTTCACAAACGCCAGCGGATAGCTGGATAATTCAATGGTTATATGGGCCGTTTAAACGCGGCCCATTATCCAAAGGAAGTTTATGAGAACATTTAAATGGTCGAATGAAGACGAGACATTTCAGGTTGATGATTCCACTGGTGGTGGAAAAGACACCTGTAGCGATCTCCTTAGGAACGGGGCGGTTGAAATAAAAGCATCAAAGAAGGAAAGCCCTACAATGTCGTGGAAGATTAACGACATCCGCGAGTATCTTGCAGATAATGACGTCGATTATGACCGAGGAGATAGCAAAAAAGAGCTACTGGCTCGGTTATAATTAATCAACGGCCTGTTCACGGACACGTCAAGTCCTTAAATGGCGGCCTGAAACAAAGGTGATAAAATGACAATCTATATGAATAAGCATTCTGATCAAAATGCATCAGGATCGACAAACGTTTACATCGCTGAACGAATTCCAAGCGAAGATAATCCACACAACACCACTCCATCGTTTTTCATTGATAATATGGAATTGGTGTTTTACATAAAAGATTAACAGGAGCAACACATGGCTGATTTACATACATATTCAGTACAAGAGGCGCAAAATGCGGCCCTTGGTCAAAAAGGGTCTATCCTTGTCACTGGTACGACTGCCGTAACGACTTCAATGGGCGTCTTTGTGGCAATACAATTTATCGAAGACACCGTGTTTGCATCGGCGAGTGGTGGATTGATTGCGGAAACAGAGCAATTATATCCTGACGATGCAGGAACTGGGACGGCGATTGACTCTAATGGGGGTGCCGCAATAGATGGCGTAACTTTTCCCCAGGGTATGACCATATTTGGTAGATGGGATGGATTTACGTTGGCGTCGGGTAAAGTAATTGGCTATATCGGCTGATGCTGAGTCTAAGCCTCAAATTAAAATCCCATGTCATTCAGACGGCGCGGCTTGTCCGTGATCTGTGGAATTCGGTAATAGATACCTGGCAGAATGAACACCGCCTATGGGAAGATATTGTTTAAATGTTTAAAGGAGTTTTAAAATGGCAACATTAACAGGGCAATCAATAGCCAATAGTTACAAAGACTTACTTCAGGTCTCAAATTCAAACAGCGGTATAGATTCAACTGGTAGAATTGTGTCAGATGGAGAAGGCACAAGTTCAACTCTATATCTTTCATCATCAT